TTTAAACAAAAAATAATAACTCTTTTGAAAGGAGAGCAAAATGCAAACGATTAAGTGCGAGATCACAAAAGTCTTTGATGCAACCGACAAGGGAATAGGTTTTGCAATGAAACCTGACTCTTTAACTGATGAATTAAAACAGTTAAAAACATGGAATGATAAATTTAAAACCTTAACTGCTACTTGGTGGTTTAACAAAAAGCCTACACCAAAATGGGTTGTTGAGGGTGCAGTAATTGAGTTTAACTGGACGAACAAAAATGGCTATCTTGAATTTGATAGAGCCTCAGTTGAAACAATGTCATTGCCTGACAATGAAGAAATATCTGATGCTGAAAAATCTTTTAACAAAGCGGTTGATGAATTATCAGATGAAGCAGTTGAGGAGATTATGGAACAAGAACATCAAGAGCAACAAAAACCATCTTCCAAACAAGATAGAAAGATTGCTCGTATCAAAGAACTTGTGAGTAATTATGGAGATGTTTTTAAGATAGTAAATGCTCACGAGAACTTAGTATCACTTGACACTAGCTTAAAGAAAGATATTGCAACGCATATTAATATCACTTTAACTCAAGAAGGGTACTAACATTATGAGGGTGGGACACAACTCCCTGAAACAATCAACAAACCCCCACCCTCGCCAGTTATGAATAGTATTGAAGAAATAAATAAACTTAGATCACAAACTGAGAAACTAAGTAAACAAGCAAGACTTGATAAAGCTGGAGTAGACTCTTTGATGAGACAAAGAGATCGGCTCAAGGCTAAAAAATATTTATATCATAGACTATCCGCTACTCAGAAAGATGCTGAAATGAAAGCAAAAGCCGATGATGCTATTTCTGAGTTAGATGAAAAAATAGACAAAGCTGAACAAGATGCTGGGAAATCTTGGGCTACATTAGAGGCTCATAGAATACATATTGATTTATTGAGGTCTTACAATTCAACCAAACGAGAGGAGTTAAAAGCTGGAGTATGATAAAAACTACGAAAAAATATGGCATTGATTATCCAATCTGGAATGGTGGTGCAAAAATGATTGGTATAGCTACTTGGAGGATCAAAAAATATAATCTTAATTTATTCTGCAACTACCGCAGAAAAGACGGAACTCGACTCTGGGAGGGTCTATTGTATGTTAATGAGAAGTTTGCATCAAAATACCCTTACAAAGAATACAACGGCAAAAATGGGAAGTTCTCAGTTTATCAAATACCACTAGCCGATATTCAGGAGTTCAATGCTAAAATCAAAGACAAAATATGGCAAAATAAAAACTCTAATGTAACGAGTCCTGTGTATTCAGGAGAGCAGATAGCCCAAATACTTAAAAATGAGCCAAA